GGTGCATTTCCCGCGCCGCCCGGCGTTTGATGATGAGTATTTTGCCCAGGTGGCCGCCGAGAAGCTGATTACCAAAATGCACGGCACGCGCCCGCACCAGGAGTGGGTGCAGACGCGCCCGCGCAATGAGGCGCTGGACTGTCTGGTGGGCAATTTGGCGGTGCTGCGCATTGGCGTCAAGCTGGGCGAGCTGGCCGAGCGCGCTGCGCGTGGCGAGGTGGTGCACAAGGCCACGGCGCACGCTGCGCAACAGGCGCGCGCACCCGCCGACAAGCCCGACGCGCCCCTGGCCGCCTACACCAGCCCGGCACGCACGCCGATCAAACCAAAAACACCGCCCGCACCCGCGCGCATGACCGACCAACCACACTCACAAGGATGGGAATTTGAACGACGCAACTAACCCCGAGGCGTTAAGCCTGTGCAATGACATGACCCTGATCGTGATGCAGTGCCACCGCGACCGGATGGGCGACGGCGTGTTTCGCAGCGATGCCAGCCACGCGGATCTTGCCGCGCATGCCGCGCTGCTGGCCCGGCGCCTGGCGCCGTTGATTGGCGGGCGCTACATCCCCAAGCGCGATGTGCGCGCTGAGCGTGACTTGGCGGTGTGGCAGGCCTTTACCGGGCGCAACCACAAGGACGTGATGCCCGAATTTGGCATCAGCCGGCGGCTGCTGTATTCGATTTTGGCGAGAAGGCGCCGGGGCTAGTTTGGTTGACGCCGCCACCCCCAAAAAAACCATAAGCCGCGAAGAGGTGGTGGCACTGATCCGGCTGATGGTGTCGCTCAACCAGCGCCGCCAGGCGGAGGAGACCTACCTGCTGGCACACCAGACGCACCCGTGGTGGGGGCTTGATAAGGCGTTTGGCGAAAAAAATAAAAAATAAATTGTTTATTTGCTTGCTTTGTTTGATTGTTGTGCTTGATAATTCAATCACACCAACCGAATGATAAGTTAGAAGGAAAACAATCATGCGACACGAGAGAAGCCTAAATGGGACGACACCACCAAAAACCGGGATGGAGAAAGAAATTTCCTCCGCTACTCCTCTATCTAACTCAGCCGGGAAAATGCGTGTTGTATGCCTCAATTGCGACACAACATTTTTTCGCTTTGCGTCGCACGTAAGGCGCAGAGCCAAGAATTATTGCAGCGTTGGATGCCGACAAGAGGGACTTAAAGTGCAGATACATACCAAATGCGTTGTATGCGGCGCCGACATGCTCCAGTCGCCGTCACTCGCGCAGCGGGTTACGACGTGTAGTAAAGAGTGCAGCAGCAACCGAAAGCGCGGAAAATCACCAAGCAAGAATTGGCCAGAATATAAATCAGCCGTCGCCGAAGTGTCTGCATTGTCGTTGTGCTGCTGCTGTGGAAAAGAAACCGGGCCTTGGGTTGTTCGTGGCCTGCTTCCCGAAATTGACAGATCAAAAGCATCGCTTTGGTGTAGGACGTGCCACGTAAAAGATATTCTGATGAAAGCACGAGATTCAAAACACGCGGCACCGGACGCCTTGGAAAAAGCAAAACGAATGCTCGAGAAGCACGGATACGCAGTATCTTCTAACTACCAATGAAAGGCGGAAAACGCGAGGGCGCCGGGCGCCCACCGGCACCGCCTAGCGCGGTGATCCGCATCAGGCTACCATTGCCGCTGCATCAAAAAGTCAAAGAACTTGGTGGCGACATTTGGGTAAAACGCATCATCAACGAGGCGATTGAGAAAAAAGGGGGTTCCCATGAAAACCATTCTGCTGTGCCTGGCGCTGCTGGCACCCGCCGCCGCACTGGCGCAGTTCAAGTGCACGATGCCCAGCGGGGTGGTGACGTTTAACCGCTTGTCGCCGTGCCCGGCTGATGCTGTGCGGGCCGAGCCGCTGGAGCGGGTGCCCGACAGCGTGCAGCCGCAGTTCAAGGGGGAATACCGGGCGCCCGCGCCCTTACCGCCAGCACCGCGCACCCAGGCCGCACCACGGCCGACCACTGCAGCAAAACCCGAGGAGCGCGACATTGTGAATGAGGCTTACCGCGTCTGTTCGTTTTTGAAGTCAAAAGGTGCGTCAAGTTGCAAAGTAGAAGTGAATATATTCTCGGCGTCTTACATTGATGCCACGGTCCCGGTCACGCCTGAGCTTGCCAAATGGGTTTGCATCGGAGTAACCAACAAAACACGAGTGGCCGGCTCGCCGTTCATTGGACGCGGCTGGCAGCTCAAACTGTATTCCCCGCTGGGCGCCGGCACCCGGCCCATGGCGCAATGCACGCTGTGATCTAGCGGCCAGATCCGCGCGCCGAAAGCCCCGCGCCTTGCGGGCTTAACCCATGTTCACTGCTTTTTTTTCTGCATTTAAACAGTGGCCGCAAATCGTGCAGCTTTTTTGATACTTTGCACAAGACCGTAGGCAAAGTACAGGCTCAAAAGGAGCTTGCACAATGTCCAAGTGGTATGAAATCAAGGCGCTGGCCAAAGAAGGCAGCGCCGTCAAGGTGGCCGAGATTTATGTCTACGGCAACATTGGCGACAAATGGTCTGAGGATGGCGTGGTGGCGTCAGAGCTGGTGCGCGACATTGCCGTGCTGGATGCGGACGCGATCACGCTGCGCATCAATTCCTACGGCGGCTCGGTGACTGACGGACTGGCCATTTACAACGCTTTGAAGCGCCACCCCGCACCGGTGTCTGTCGAGGTGGATGGCGTGGCCATTTCCTGCGCATCCTACATCGCCATGGCCGGTGACACCATCACCATGGCCAAAAACGCACAAATGATGATCCATGCGCCGTGGGGCTATGCCGTGGGCAATGCCACTGAGTTGCGCGATCAGGCTGATGTGTTGGACCGCTATGCCAAGGCGATGGCCAGCGCCTACTCTGACAAGAGTGGCAACACGTTTGCCGATGACCTGGCGCTGCTGACTGATGGCAAGGACCACTGGTATAGCGCCGACGAGGCGGTGGCCGCCGGTTTTGCTGACCAGGTGGGTGATGAGGTGGCGGTGGCCGCGTCGCTGGCACAAACCTTTGACCTGTCCCGCTTCAAGCCTGCCGCACCCGTGTCCACACAAAAACCCAACACACCCAAAACCGTTTCGCAACCCGCAGCAGCCGCTGCCAATTTTAAGGAGCCACTCATGGCCGATCCCGCAAACGCAGCGGCAAAACCCGCTGCCCCCTATGCCCGCACCAAGGCCGACAACGACCAGGTGCTGGCGATGTTCAAACCCTTTGCCGCCATGCCCGGTGTGCATGCATTGCAAACCGATGTGCTGGCCGACCCGGCACTGACCATCGAGGTCATCCAGGCGCGCCTGTTGACCGAGGTGGGCAAGGGTGCCGAGCCGGTGAATCCGTCCGGTTCGCATGCCCACGTGGAAACGCTGGCCGATGAGATCGACAAGCGCCGCGATGCGGTGGTGAGTGCCTTGCTGGTGCGCTCTGGTGTGGAGCAGGACGCCAAGGTGCGCGCATCGATGTCCGCCAACCCGTTCCGCGGCCACAAGCTGCTGGATCTGGCCCGCGCCTCGCTGCAACGCTCTGGCGTCAAGACCGATGGCATGGGCCAGATGGAGATTGTGGCGGCTGCGTTCACGCAGGGAACCAGCGACTTCCCGGTGCTGTTGGAGAACACCATGCACAAGGCGCTGCAGGCGGCTTATGCCCGCGCCGCCCTGACCTGGAGCCGCTTTTGCGCCACTGGCAGCGTGAGCGACTTCCGCGCGCACAACCGGTACCGTACCGGCAGCTTTGGCGCGTTGGATGCCGTCAATGAATTGGGCGAGTTCACGAACAAGTCGATCCCTGACGGCGAGAAGGGCACGATCACGGCCAGCACCAAGGGCAACATCATTAACCTGAGCCGTCAGGCCATCATCAACGATGACCTGGGCGCCTTTGTGGGTCTGGCCAACATGCTGGGCCGCGCTGCGGGCCGCACGGTGGAGGCGGATGTGTATGCCATGTTGGCGCTCAATGCGGGCCTTGGCCCGACGATGGGTGACGGCCTGACGCTGTTCCACGCCACGCACGCCAACATTGGCACGGGTGCAGCCATCAGCATGGCCAGCATTGACGCCGACCGCGTGCTCATGGCCAGCCAGCTGGATGTGAGTGGCAATGACTACCTAGACCTGCGCCCGGCTGTGTTGCTGGTGCCGATTGGCCTGGGTGGCACGGCACGCTCCATCAACCAGGCCGAGTATGACCCCGACACCGCCAACAAGCTGCAAAAGCCCAACGTGGTCAACGGCCTGTACCGCGACATTGTGGACACCCCGCGTCTGACCGGCACGCGCCGCTACAGCTTCTGCGATGCCACCGAGGCACCGGTGCTTGAGGTGGCGTTTTTGGACGGCCGCCAGGAGCCATAC